GGGTATGTCCCTCCCTGTCTGGTTACCAAATTTCCCCATTATCGATTTCACAATTTTACCATTTTTCTGTTTCATAATTTTCACAATTTACAGAATCATTTAACGACTAAATTATCGTCACACAAAAATAACAAATTTTGTTCTATTATTTACTCAAAATCTAGCTTCATTCTGTAACCGTTATCATGCACCACATTAAAAATGTTTCACTGATACAACATGGAATAATTTTCTTAAACAGTAAATGTAAGTGCATTATGTTACTCATTCCTTTTACATGAAATATTCTCATTATTTGCTTGATTAATACATGTATTTTTGATATACTTTTAATACAAGGTAATTGATACATAATCTACTCAGTGAGAAGGTGAACATAATAAGCGCCCAAATCGTAGAAGTTATTGAGTACGAACAATTCATTAATTTACGTCTTCATTACTTACAACTAGGAAAACTCATTAAATATTACATAGCTATCGATAGTGATGTAGTAAAGTATGTGTTAGTATTAGATAGAGATAAATAATTTACCAATTTAGGAGGTTTTACCTATGTCATCCATAATCATACTTTCGACTTTAGTTTTTGGAATATTGCTAATAGTTAGTATGCGTCCAAAAAAGTTGAACCAGTCCAAAGATTTTAACACCTACGAATATCTTTCAACAAAACAATTCTTCGAAGTCATCGACTTAATGCGAGACAAAAACATCATTTCAATTCAAGAACACACCAAACTTATTGTCAAAATGAATCCATATCTCAAGTAAAAACCCTGTCAAATAGACAGGGTTCTTTTTTATCCAATATTCATCTTCTTAAACATTTCATAACTCGTAGTCCGAATAACTTGATTATCAAATCGTAAATAACCATTCTTGAACGCACTAACTAATTTTGTCAAAAAGTAGTTATTTCGCCATCCAGTAAGCAACATGCTATTCTCTGTTAGGTCATCGGTACTAAGAGCAAATACCTTTTTATTAGACGGGTCAAAATCACTAGCAATCCACATTAAGCCCTCATTGGTATCAACCCATATACCCATCTTAAAACCCTTGAAAATGACGCTAAATACATGTTTACTATTCTTACCACGTTTGAGTATAAACAAGTCACTATCGTTCGTGAATTCATTATCAAGACTCATTTCACCGTACTCTGTACCGTCAATCAGAGAACCAAAACGGGTCTTTCTACGTTCCTGTGAAAAGTCTGCGCTATCTGGAATTTCAACAATGATATCTTTGTACGCATTAAACCTTTTCGAAACGTCTGGAACTAAGTCAAAGTAAAGGAAGTAAGGATTTACAACAGATACCGCATTCGACAAACATACACAACGTACATTTTCTCTACCACGAAAAACAGTATCCATCAAGTTCAACAGCGCTTCAACATCATTCGGTAAATATCCACTTTTATCTTTCTCACGAATAAACTCGTCAAACAGAATTGTAGTTACATTCGGATATGCATTAGACTTCTCACTTTGCCATGCACTAAGAGGAATTGCCCACCCGAACACTTTACCATCAATTAATAGTTGTCTTCCTTTCACCTTGAATTCATGCTCAGGAAATTCAACCATTATATCATTAAAATAGTTTGTGATTTTCTTTAATTCGCTTTTGTATCTTCGCACATATATTAATTGCTCACCATACTTCAAAAAGCGATTGATAGGATGTTTCTTCCATGCGTATGATTTACCGATACCACGTGCGCCAATAACAAAGTTTAAGATACGATTATAAGAAAGTAATTTATTAGGGTTATAATATAATGATTGTTCCATTTTGCATTTCTCCTTTATTTCAATCGAATAGTTTGTCCAACAGTAATTTTATTTTTATCTTTAATTTGAGTATTTAATGTTAATAACGTAGAAACAGATGTCTTGTTATCATATGCAATTTTGGTTAAGGTATCTCCAGAAGCAATGGTATAGTAAATTTTCTCTGATTTTGGTATCGTTATCTTTTGCCCTACCTTAATCATATTAGCGTTCTTGATTTGTTTATTAACTTTCAACAAACTAGTTAACCTTATGTCAAACTTGAGAGCAATCTTAGTTAAGTTATCACCTTTCTTTACAATATAAGATGTACTTAATGAGCGATAAGTCGTACTAGTTTGCTTTTCGTCTGGTTCATCTGGTGTGTCTGGTTGAACCACAGGTGAACTAGTTTCATCGTCCGGCAAAGGAACGGGTGGAATATATGGTTCATCTGGTTCACTTGGCGTAGTCGGCGTTGGCGTCGGCGTAGGTGTCGGCGTTGGCGTCGGTGTCGGCGTTGGTGTAGGTGTTGGTGTCGGCGTTGGCGTTGGTGTCGGTGTCGGCGTTGGTGTCGGCGTAGGAGTTGGCGTAGTCGCCACCGCCTTGAAATACAAGTCGGCTTCACGTGCTCGTCGTGTGACCAAACCTTGATAAACCACACCGCCACTCTTATTCCAGCGTGAGAACTGATAACGAACGTCCCAGTCTTGCGATGCATTCACACGTTTTAATAGTGTAGAATTCTTGAACGCTGTAATGCCAACGTTATACGTAAAACTCACAAGTGCATCAAATTGATTCTGGTTAATGGTACGAGTCACATACTGTTCAACAGCGTTCACATAATCCACTAAATCATCTTTTAACATTTGTTCGGCTTGGGCTTTTGTTATCGTGTCGCCTTGGCGCACATCTGAACCATAGTGACCGTAACCAATTGTCCAATACGTTTCAGTCGATACGGCTTTATAAGCGGTTAAGCGTAAACCTTCAAAACTTTTAATAAAATCTACACCATTTTGTGAAATATTCATTTATTGTTACCTCCTTTAAATATCTTCTGCACAAAATCAATAAATAGATCAGTTTGCTTGTCATCGGATGCCATACGTAAATGAGACATAATTGAATTTATTTCACTTGCAAGATATCCAAGGAATAAAACGTATAATGCACCTATTCCAATAGGAGGAGGAATAAGAAGGGAAACAGGTACAAAGTAAACTAAGATAATAAACATAACCATTTTACGTGCAATACCATAGATAGCTTTGTTACTGGAAAAGGCAACGTCACTGTTAAATTTGGCGTTTATCCATCCCATGAGAAAATCTATCACATTAGCAATCAGAATTAGTGTGAGAATGTACCATATTTTCGTGTTATCTTCACTCAACCAATTGCTTAAAATATCTATCATTTTTAATCACCCCTTTTAAAATTTCCATCCATTCAGCGTGTCGGCAAGTAGTAAATGGTAAACGGCTTTCTTTTTCTTTTCTGCTTCGCCACCATCGCCACCAGCGCCACCGCCACCAAACATCATTTGAAGATATGCTTCTGGGTCAATTGTTCCTTCTTCTGTAAAGAATCCTCCAAGACTTGTCGCTATCGCAAAATCTAAGTGAATACCTGTACTATTCCCACCGTTACCCATCGTTCCTATTTCTTGTCCTTTTGTAACGTGTGTTCCTTCTGGAATAGGAGACGGGTTATCAAGGTGTAAATACTGTGAGAAATAAGGGTCGGCTGTGTGCTGTATTCGTATTCCGTAACCTGCGTTTGTAACTGTACCGTTGTATGCAATGATTCCATCTTGTGTGGCGTATAGTGGGTGAGTGGTTCCACCGCCACCAATGTCTATGGCTGCGTGAAATTTGTACTCGCCCGTTACAGGATTTGTACGCCATCCATACGTATCAGTAATTTGCAAACCTGCTGTTGTTGGAAAAGCAGGTGTACTACCACCAACACCGCCACCGCCTTCGCCCGTTGTATTATCGTACCAATAACGGGCTTGGGTGGAGCGAACAGGTTGCGTTTGGTCGGCTGGACGTTCATAGTTTCGTATAAAAGCTTGAGCTAAATATTCTGGAGTTTCATTCGAGACTCTGAATTCTTGGAATGATAAAGGATAGGCACTTGTGGAAATCCACTGAATACCGTTATCGATTTCATAATCAATACGAGCTAATTGTGAATCAATGTGCGTATAATCTTTCCCGTTACCCTGCGCCCAATTTATATATTTACTAGCAGGTGTCCATTGAACCAAACCGTAACCCATTGACATATTTCCTGCATCCATGCTTTGCCAAATGCCAGGGTTGATGGTTGATTCGGTTTGCATGTTTCCAAGCATTCCTGCAACAGCGTTTTTAGTCCAACCTTTGCTGAGAAAATAACCCATGATATATTCAGCATTGATTTTCATTTCGTCCATTGAAAGATATCTATTCCCACCAACCCAAGCCATTAAATTTGTCTCACTGTCAGATAAGTATAATCTTTCAATCCTTCAACCGTTACAGCTTCGTCATTTGATTTTAGGTAAACTTCTACAAAGTCATACATTTTCAATTTCACAATTGCATCACCTTTTAGAATAACTTTATCTGAATAATCAAGATAACGTTTCATAGCTCCATTTACATAGAGGACTAATGATTTATTCATTCCAGAAGTAGCGGTTAATAATTTAACAACACTATTGAAATGAAAGATTCCGTCACCTTGAGCAACAAATGAACTGTTGGACATTTCGGTATTATAGTCATTCTCAATTGTAGGAAACAAAACTTTTTCAAATGTGTTAACTGAAATTGCTTGATTAGCTGTTGCATACGAATGAGCAAAAGTACCGTCATGTGTTGCGTCTGTTGTTGTTCCTGCTGGCAACGTTTGTAGTAAGGGTTGTGCATCGATTAGTTTCCACCAACGAACGAACATTGATGTTTTATCAAATACACAGTGATATGGATTAAAATAAATTTCATCAAATACTTTTAAGATTTTCACATACAGTTCAAATTTTGTTTGAGTTGTACTATTTTCAACCATAACCGCCTTTACATGGTCAATTCCGATAAATGAGTTTTTGCTCAATCTTGACTTAATGACAGGGGCTTGACCAAGTGGTAAATTCTGAATGATTTTGATAAACCATTCACCACGTGAAGCAAGGGAAGTACCTGCACCACTCATAAATGAAATTTTTGCTTCAAAATGTTTGAACTGATTTTGAATCGTTACAGTACCAATTTTTGCCCAATACCCTTGCTGATTATCAGTCGTTTGAACTGTCTTATAACCTGCTGGTGCATATAAAAGAGGGTGGGCGTTTACATCATTAATATGTGCGGTATTTAGCATTTCTCTACCGTTTGAAAAAGAACGTTCAAATACTGCCATTATTGATTAACACCGCCTTTTGTGTGAATGATGTATTTAGAAAACATAGTAGCTGAAGGTCTATTTTCAAAAGTAAAATCATCTTGATTATTGAAAGCAAGTCTCCACCAGAAGAAACCTTTCATCCAGCTTGTTTGTGAACCCCAAACCATATACATAGCCTTGACAAATCTTGCTTGTTCCTCTAAATCAACTTGAGGACTAATGTTATAGTTTGACGGGTCGGTGCTTGAACCTTTACGCATGGTGCAACCAATTTCAGTAAAGATAATAGGTTGATTAATGGTTGCTTGGAAATCAACTAACTTTTGTAACAAGTCTCTTTCCTCACGATTGAACGCCCACGCACCAGCTATGTCATATTCACTAGGATTAGAAATGGATGGAGAAACTAGTTTAAAATAAACGTCTAATCCAACATAGTCCAATTGTCCCCAAAACGGGACGGTGAAATATTCCTCATAATCATCACTATTCATTGCAACAGATGCATAAGTCAATTTACCCGTATACAATTGTTTAATAGAAGTAATGATGTCATTCCAATAATCTGCGTAGCTTGCTTTTGTACTACTTTTTAATTCAGTACCGATACAAAGGAGGTCAACACCTTCTTCTTTTGCGATTAGTGCATAATTCGAAATGAACGCTTTGTAACTTGCAAACCATGCTTCTCTATCAGTTGGAGCAATTGCACCACGGAACGAATTATCCAATACGTCCACATGAGGTTTTAACATAACAATGTAACCTTTTGCTTTTGCATCTCGAATGGCTTGTCTTACGTCACTATCTGGAATAGTCTTTGTTGCATTTCGTGAAATACTGTTTGATGTAGGTGTACTCATAAACCACGTGGCAACGATGGCGATTGAATCCATTTGCACATCATCACGTGCATATTCTAATAATTCTTTAGAGCGGTCACTTGTGTATTGTCCACTTTCAATAGACGTATAGTTGAACCCGTTAAAATCAAATTTTCCTATCTCCATAATTTCTCCATCTAATGAAGATACTTTTTGATCGAATACCTGTTGGTTGATAATATCGGCTAGTTTCCCATTTTCAAACCACTTGTCCAGAACAATTTCCACTGAGTCGGCAAGTCCTTCACTTTCAACCCACTTTTTCAACTCTTCGAAAAGCTTAGTTAAATTTTCAAAACGGGTAGTGATATCTTCAACACTAGCAGTCACATAATCTGTTAAATCATTTGCACGTTCAATTACATCATTCATCGCTTCAATGATTTTATTTAACTTTTCAACGACTGACATGCTTTCATCAAATGCGCTTGGAAGATAACGCTCATACTGTTGTAAACCTAACATTTGAATATAGTTAAAACTCATGAGTTAACCTCCTATAATTGAATTTCTTCTGGTGGAGTTAATTTGTCTAATTCGTATTGTGTTAATAACTCACATTCTTTTTTACAATTTTGTAAGTATTCTGTTACGGTTTGTCCTTCTGGTGCATCTTTCACGTAATTGTATTCATAACTATGTGTTCCGTCTGTGACTTCAAATTTATACATTGTTTCTAATTCATACGCTTTTGTTGTTAACATGTTTTACCTCCTTACACTGTAAGTGCTTGATTTAATGAATAAGTCCACGATGATGAAGCGGAATGCGTAATTACTGTATACCATGAACGTGGTAATGATGCGGAAACCTGTTTAATTTTTAAAGTAGTACCGTCTTTTTCAACTAGTCCAGGGGCAACCATTAAGAAATATTTACCTACTGTATTAGGAATACTATAAACAGCAATCGCTTGTGATGCTTGACCACTTATACTCATTTTTACTTCAATCGTTAATGTTTCGGCTGATACTGGCACTGCTGTAACATCTAATGCAAGAATGACGCCTCTACCATTATGATTCGTTTGAATTGCTGTTGATGTGCTTGCAGTTCTTGAACCACTTGCTATTAAAGCACCTTCTGTGTTGCTTCTTTGTCTGTCCCACTTTGAACCATTGAACAATTGATTATATCCAACCGTGTATAATGCTGGAATTGTTTCACTTGTTGCGTCATTAGATGTTGCTGTTTGTGAAATCGTCATTTCAGCACCATTTGTAGGGGCTTTTAAATTAACTGCACCAATACTATTTGTTCCTGCTGGTAAAGGGTCAACCACTTTCACATCTTGTTTTCCAGATGGCGTTGTTTGAATGTTTCCAGATGCAAGTGCAACCTTTGCAGGGTTTTCATTTGTAAATAATTCATTTCCATTACTTCCGAAAATAGTCGGACCACTCAAGAAAATTCCTCCTTAGTATACGAGCATGAAAAGCTCATTTGCTTCTTGGAAAATTTGTTTCTCAATACGTAACAATGACTCACGATATTCTTTGACCAATTGAGGATATGTGACGTTCCCAAACTTTCCGACTTTCGTATTCACATAATCTTCAACATTATTAATGACACTGTTTAATTTCTCATTTCCTGTTGTATCAGAAACAACATCTTTAGTTCCGTCATTTGTATGGCTGCCATTGATTGTTTCTGTTCCATCTTTATCAGATGTGAACACATCTTTGTCAGTCGTATGTGTCGTTGTGTCATTGTCAATCTTATCGTCTACGGTAGAAGTTGCATCAACACTTGTTGTCACATCTTCATTATTCGTACCGTCTGTTACATCATGACTCGTACCGTCAACACCAGTGTCAGAAGTAGAAGAAGAAGTTTGATTTCCTTTAGATGTGTTTTCCTTAATTTCGCTCGCATATTCGATAACACCAGAACCGTCATTAGTTGTAATTTGCAAACGGCTGTCTGGAGTATCACTTGTTAAGTTTCGATCAAAACTTGTTGAATCATTTTCCCCGTTTGAGGTCTGGTGAGTATCTTGGCTAGTCGTACCGTCTGAGACTGAATGAGTTGTAATGTCTCTATCTACCGTTTCATCACTTGCACTCACTGTTGATGTATGTTGTGTAACATCATTTGTAACAGTTGAATCAAGTGTTTTCGTATTCGTAGAGTCAAAATCCTCATGAGTCGTTTTTGATTGTGTGGTTGTTCCTTCATCGTGAAGGGTATCTTTCGATGTAACATGACCTGTTTTATCTGTATTATCATTTCGTGTGCTATCATTTTTGCGGTTAAACGTTTCTTTGTTATTCACGTTTGTTAGCACATCATATTGTAATAATTCAGATTCAAACAATTTATTGTAGTAGGGCATGTTAATCAGTAACCATGTTTCAAGCTGAAATTTAAATAACCCTTCATTCTCAAAACCAATTTCACGCATGTAGAAATTTCGAATAAAATGTGTTTCAAATACATTTCTGTATTCTTCATCAAATATCGGATATTCAAAATCGAATAAATGTTGTCTACCTGCTTCGATTCGGTTTCTGACTGGCATTTCTTCATATTGTGTAAAATGCTCAATGTATTCACGTAATTGCATCGTGTAACTACTCATTTACCGAACCTCCTTGAACGTTTGAAGCAGGGTTAACATTTGCCATTAATTGCTCAACAGCTTCACTTCTAAACTCAACCTCTAAATCTAAACCGTATAACTCATTGATTTTTTCACAAGCTTCTTGACGGGATTTCAGATAGACGTTTCCAGAGTTGGAAATTTGTTCGTTATTGCTCTCAGCTTCTGCTGTAATCATTCGCTCACGTTTTTCTTGATTAGCGTTTTTGATTCCTAGATATGTCATGACTTCATTCCAGACAGCATTTTTCTGAGTGTTCAATTTATCAACCACATAAGGTGCATCTGTTTTAAAAACTTTGATCGAATCAGTATCAAGTGATTCATGCGTAATAATAACAGGGGCGTTTCCTTCATATTGATTGTAAATCTGTTGAATACTAAATTTCGTGTTATCGTTCGCACTAATCAAGACAGGTGTCTTTTGTGCGTTTTGGTTAACCGAAATAATTTCTTTTAACTCTGCTAAATCAGAAGCAAACATTTCAAGACTAGGAGTAGTAGGAAAATGGAAATCATTGTTCCAGATAACGACACCCATATCATCCTCTTTCATATCTGAATAGTTATACAGTTTAAATGATTTCTGATATCTTGGCGCACTCGCTTGAAATTTTGTTGGTAAATTATAATGGTCGATTTCTCCACTAGTTGCGCCCTGTGTAGCAATGAATCCTAAATCCTTATCTTTATAGAATCCCACATACCCGTATTGATGAAGGGTCATTTCTAAAAATCTAGGGTCTACACTGTCAGGTAGGTTTTTCCACTCAAACAATTGATAAGCAATGGAACATAAGTATTGTTGATAATGTTGATACCAACGATTCCCTTTGATTCGTTGAATTTCATTTGGATTTTTATTTTTACTTCTAGCCATTAAAGCACCTCATTACTAAGGCTATAGTTTCCGATGTCATCGGTGTGCCAGAACGTAATACCATTATCGAAAACGGCTTTTAGTTCTTTTAAATCTTCATTGTT